TCCGAATTAAGTAAGCATAACAGATAAGGGGTTCTTTGCTCTCTCTTGAACCCCTTGTCAAACGAGAGAGGTAGATAGATGAGCCAATTAGATTTGTTTAGCGATTACAAAGCATATCAAAAATCGTCAGATACAAGTGTCAAATCTTGGACACAAAAAAATAATAAACTAACATTACGAGAAGAAGTTTATAATCTTTTATTAGAAAGGTTATATTCAAACGAACAAATAGCAGATGCACTTGGACAACCTTTATCAAGTATATGTGCTAGAATAAATGAACTTAAAAAAATAGATTTAGTAATAGACTCAGGCCAAAGAACTAAATCAAAATATGGTAGGGATTGTGTATTATGGCAAAGAAAAGACCAAATAAAGCAGAGAGAGAATACATGAACAAAGTCGCTAATCATGGGTGTATAGCTTGTGAGATAGATGGTAGAGTTTCACCAGCCGAGATACATCATATCAGAAACCACACAGGAATGGGTCTAAGACCCTCGCATTTTGATATTATTCCATTATGTGCTTCACACCATAGGACAGGTAAAATATCAGTTCATTTAGGTAAAAAAGCATTTATTGAAAAATATGGAACAGAGCAATATTTACAAAAAAAAATAAAACAAAGAATAGAAGAATGGGATTGTATAACGAGTATATTTTAGCATGAGTAGAAAATCAGGATATTTTATTTGTTACAGAGATATATGGAGAAATCCTATATTTAAAAATTTATTACAAGCTAGTTGTTGGATATATTTTATAAGTTCAGCAAGTCATCAAGATAAAGAATTAAGATTTTTAGATAATAAAATATTTGTTCGTAGAGGTGAAATGATTATGCCACTCAGAGTTACAGCTAAAAGATTTGCTATGACTTATTCTGAAATGAGGTCTTTTATACTAAGGCTAGTACGAAGAAAAATGATAACCACTAGAACAGCCCAGTTACATCATTGTGGAAACCACAAAAATAGAAAAGTAACCCTAATTCAACTTATAAATTACGACAAATATCAATATGTGGATAACCAAAAACCAGTTACAAACCAGTTGTCGCAAGAAGTACTAATAAACAAGAAACAATTAACATCTCTAAATATAGGGTCTAGCAAAGATAAGGTTGTTAATAGTGGTGATAAGATAGTGTCCGAGTGGGGTCATTATAATATTATTATGAGAAATGGCAAAAAATACAAAAAGCACAAATGGAAGAATGAGCCTATATCTGAATATAAATGATAGGATTATTAAGAATATTTAAGTATGTCAGAAAAAGATTGATTAAATTATCAATTGAAAATAAAATGCTAAAAAGGCAACTAGAGTATTATAGGGCTGTCGTTGAATCAATAGATAAAAGCAAACATTAAATGGTCAGAAAAAAGTCAAAATATAGACATATTTCAATAAACAAAAAGAAATATTACTTTTATCATATAGTTTGGCTTGATATTTTGGGTGACTCATCACATTTTTCTTATTCTGAATTTGAAAAGATGCGACCAGCTACTATGAATACTTATGCTTATGTATTTAAAAAAGATAAAAAATATCTATGGACATTTGCAAGTTATGATGAAGAAACTTTTAGTGATCGTAATGTATTTCCGATTGGTTGCATAAAAGAGTTAAAAAGGATAGAGATATAACATATGAAATCAGACAAAATTATGGCTAAAGCCACAAAGAAACCACAATGTAGTGTTGGTAGACCTAAAGCAAAAGTAGATGTAGAGATATTGAAAAATCTAGCTTCTATTGGTTGTCCTACTTATGAAATAGCTTCAGTAATGAATGTATCAGCAAGAACATTAAAAAGAAATTTTGCCGAAATAATTACACAATACAAAGAACAAGGTAAAGCTAGTTTAAGAAAGAAAATGTACGACAAAGCAGTAAAGAAAGATAATACTATGATGCAGATATTTCTTTCCAAAAATATGCTTGGTATGTCAGACAAAGTACAACAAACAAATGTAACTGAACCTTTACCATTAATTATTGAAGCACAAGCAGAAGATGTTAAAGACTTAAATGGCAAAGAAAAAGGGTAATGTTTATGGACAAGTAGTTGTCTATGAAAAGAAGTTCAAAGGTACTTCTATTGGTAAGAACCCTAAAAAAGTAAATTCCATGAACAAACATAAGCGACAAGGTAGAAGTAGAAAACAATTAAGATATAGAGGTCAAGGTAGATGAAACGATCAAACTTCTATCCTAATGGAGAGTTTATACCTTATCAAATGCCACAAGATTTTAGACCATCACAAGGTAGAGGTTCATGTGGTAATTGTGGACTCTATTCAAGACCTCATTCATTTTGTGGAGTCTATCGAACAAAAGGTGTTAAAGATACTTATGTCTGCAACAAGTGGCGACCAAGACATTTTAAAAGATAATGGAACTTATAATTCTAAATGATGGTGTGTATCAATTAGTTCCGGTAACAAAAGAAATATTAAAAGGTGTTGAGATTATAAGTGAGGTTACTTGCTTTGATGTATGTGATATTTTAAGACTCAAACTTACAGGTTATGTAGATAGTATCAATCTTCATGTGATGAATGATGGTAGTGGTTATCTTTTTGGGTGCATTTGTAAATGATAAATGATAATGACAAATTATGTCATTACATGGAAATAAAAAATTAAATAAACCTTTTAGAACACCATCAGCTTCAAAGAAGTTTGGAGTTTATGTTAAAAATAAAAGATCAGGTAGAGTTCAGATAGTCAGATTTGGTGCAAAAGGTATGCCAATCAGAAAGAATAATCCAACACGACAGAGAATGTTTTTTGCTAGATTTAGACCTATCTTAGCAAAAGTAAAAGGACAGAAAACTTTGAGTCCAGCTTATTGGGCAATCCAATCATGGAAGAAAGGATTTAGAATATGAAAGTAAGTGAGAACACATCTATATCAATGCCAATAAGAAATATGTTAGCAATAGTCACAGCAGTTGCTATTGGAGTATGGGCTTACTTTGGAGTTATAGAAAGACTCAATCAATTAGAAACTGCCGATATATTATTCCAAGAAGATTTATTAAAGAAAGCTGAACAAGAACCAAAAAACTTAGAAATGTATATGTTAATAGAACACTTAGCATCACAAATAGAATCTATAGAAAAAGAGATACAAGCTAGTAGATATAACAAAGTCAATATAGATCATTTAAAAGAACAAGTAGATAATATAAATAAACAAATAGAAAAATTAAGAAATGGTAATCATTAATGGAAACGATTATTGCTCTATTGATGTTTGTAGGTGTAGATCAAAAACTAACAGAGATGACTTGGACTCCATCTATAAGTAAGTGTTTAGAAAAGAAAAGAATTGCAACTAGGAACAGCAACGCAACTTACATATGCAGTAAAGTCAAAGCTGAACTAGATGTAGATAATAAAATTATAAGGATAGAAAAATTAAAATAATTTATGAGTTTTAACAATGATAGATTGGGTGGTAGAAAAGATAGGCAAAGTTGCAAGATCAATATTCCATTGGTCTTGGAGAATACAAACTCACAGAAAATATTACAGAAAGAAAAAATAAATGAACTTTGTTCTAACAATGATAATATGTAGTGCTACATCAGGTACTTGTTTGCCACCTTTTAGACTAGATAATTTTTATAAAGATGGTTATGATTGTATGTTAGATGGTTATAAAATGTCCTTACAAAAGACAGAAGAAATAGGCAGAGAAGAAATAAACAAACATAAGATATATATTAATTTTGGTTGTAATGAAGATCACTCTAACAAAACCCCAGCATCTTATATCATCATCAAATAAAAGATTTAGAGTTTTAATATCAGGTAGAAGATTTGGTAAAACATATCTTGCTATAACTGAGATGATGAAATTTGCATCAATACCTAATCAAAAGATATGGTATGTAGCACCAACTCTTAAAATGGCTAAAGATATTTGTTGGTCTAATTTAAAAGAAGTTCTTAATCAATTTAATTGGATAGAAGATATAAACGAAACAACACTTACAATAACTATTAGAAAAACAAATAGTACAATATCCTTAAAGTCTGCTGATATGCCTGACTCATTACGAGGTACAGGATTAAACTTTTTAATATTAGATGAGTTTGCAGATATAGATAAAAGAACTTGGTTTGAAGTATTAAGAGCATCAATATCAGATACATTAGGAAAAGTATTAATGTGTGGAACTCCTAAAGGTTATGGTAATTGGTCTTATGAAATGTATCTAAAAGGTAAGCAAGATAAAGAATGGGAAAGCTTTCAATTTACTACATTAGATGGTGGAATGGTTACACCAAAAGAAATAGATCAAGCTAGACAAGACTTAGACCAAAGAACATTTAGACAAGAGTTTGAGGGTACATTTGAAAATTATGCTGGTGCTATCTACTATAACTTTCACCCTGTTGAGTCTGTTGTTAATAAAAAGATAGATTGGAAAAAACCTTTACATATTGGAATGGACTTTAACATAGACCCAATGTCTTGTTGTGTAGCACAAATAGAAAAAGAAAAGATATATCTAGTTGATGAAATAGTAATTTATTCAAGTAATACTGATGAAATGGTGCAAGAGATAAGAGATAGATATGGAAGTCAATTACCAATATTTATCTATCCTGACCCAGCTTCAAGACAAAGAAAAACATCTGCTGGTGGTAGAACAGATTTATCTATACTTCAGAATGGTGGCTTTACAGTAAAAGTAAAACATAAACACCCAGCAGTAAGAGATAGAATCAATGCAGTAAATTCAAAACTTAAAGATAGTAAAGGTAATAGACATATTTTTGTTTCCAATTCTTGCAAATATCTTATAAAAGGATTACAAAGACAAACGTACAAGGAAGATACAAATATTCCTAACAAAGAAGATGGATTTGACCATATGAATGATGCTCTTGGATATATGATAGATTACATAAAACCTTTAGTAACACAAATCCCAACTTCACAACCGACAAGATGGAACATTAAATAAGATGGCTTATACAAGAGATGATGCTTACGATACTCACAAAGATTACAAAGAAAATGTAAATCTTTGGGAATATTACATCAGGTCATATAATGGTGGTTATGATTATACGATTGGTCAATATCTAAATAGATACAATTTAGAATTAGATAACGAGTTTAATCAAAGACTTGCTAATACACCTTGTGATAATCATTGTAAAAATATCATACAAATATATTCATCTTTCTTATTTAGAGTAAAAGCTTCAAGAGATTTTGGTTCTATGGCAGACGAGCCTAGTTTGGAATCATTCTTAAAAGATGCAGATTTAGAGGGTAACAGTTTTAATTCTGTAATGCGACAGGCTCAAAATTATTCGGCTATCTATGGTCATTGTTTTATGATCCTAGATAAACCAACAATACAAACACGAACAAGAGCAGAGGAACTTAATCAAGAAATAAGACCATATATTTCAATCGTTACACCTGAAAATGTTTTAGATTGGAATTTTAAAAGAGAAGTAAATGGTAAGTATTATTTAGACTATCTTAAAATCAGAGAGGAAGTAGATAAAGATGGTGGTACATATTTTAGATTGTGGTTTCCTGATCGAATAGAAACAATTTATTCAAAAGATGATCGGTCAGACCCAACTATAATAGATACTGCCGATAATCTGATTGGCAAAATACCAGCAGTTATTTTATACAATTCCAAATCACACAAAAAAGGGATTGGTCAATCAGACCTTACAGACATAGCAGATTTGCAAAAAAGTATATACAACGAACTTTCAGAAATAGAACAATTAATTAGATTAACAAATCACCCATCATTAGTAAAAACTCCAAGTGTAAATGCTAGTGCTGGTGCTGGTGCAGTTATTGAAATGCCTGAAGAAATGGAACCAAACTTAAAACCATACTTACTACAACCATCAGGTCAAAATTTATCTGGTCTTATGGACTCTATTAATCACAAAGTAGAAGCTATCAATAGGATTGCTCATACAGGTGCAGTAAGAACAACTAAACAACAAGTATCATCAGGGATTGCTTTACAAACAGAATTTGAATTACTTAATGCAAGACTTTCTGAAAAAGCAGATAATTTACAAATAGCAGAAGAACAATTATTTAGATGTTATGCTATGTTTCAAAATGCTACATTTGATGGTGAGATAAGTTACCCT